GAAGTGTTTAATCAAGAATTCAAAAGATATCTATTAGAAAAAGGTGTTAATATTGATATTGCAATGTTTGATTTACTATTCCAACCGCCACAAAATTTTGCAAGTTATAGGCAATCTGAATTAGATAATCAAAGAATAGGAACTTTTGCACAGATACAAGCAATACCTTTCATAAGCAACAGATATGCAATGAAACGTTTCTTAGGAATGTCGGATGCTGAACTTGCCGAAAATGAAAGATATTGGAAAGAAGAGAATGACGAAACACTTCAACAAAAACCAACTGACGCACAAGGGGAAATGAGAGGTGCAGGTATTAGTGGTGCAGGCATTGGTTCAGATTTAGACAATGCAACAGACACACCACCAGATGATGCCGATCCAACAGTTACCGCAGGTGCAACTGATACAACAGGTGCAGGAGGAGATGCTGGTGTAGGAGATGCCCCTGGTGGCGCTACCGACCCGGAAGCATAAATAATAGTATGATACTAAGAGAAATATTTTATTTTGATAAAGAAACAATCGAGCCTATCGAAGATAAAACTTATGACGCTACCGATGACGAAAGCATTGTGAAGCGTGATGATACACGCAAAACTAGATTAACACTTAGACAAATCAACAAAGCTCGTAAGATGTCTGAAATTCATGCTGAAGAAACAGAAAAAGAATTAGAATTTGTCAGACAGATGTACGGAATTCAATCACAACCAGAAGCAGTATAAAGAGGTTAGCTAATGACAGTAGCTTTCGTTATAGGAAATGGCGAGAGTCGGAAAGACATTGATCTATACTCCTTAAAACAATACGGCAAAGTCTATGCCTGCAATGCAGTGTATAGACATTATCAACCAGATTACCTCGTTGCAGTTGATGTCAAAATGATATTAGAGATCAATCACCATAAATGGCAAATGGAAAATGAAGTATGGACTAATCCTAACAAAGCATATCACGGCTTTGAAGGATTCAATTTTTTCCAACCAAGCAAAGGCTGGAGCAGTGGTCCAACTGCTTTATGGTTGGCAAGCACACACGGACATGATACAATTTACATATTGGGTTTTGATTTTCATGGTAAACAAGACGACAAAGGTGAACGAACAAAGGTAAATAATTTGTACGCAGGAACGCAAAATTACAAAAAGTCACACGAACCGGCGACATATTTTGGTAATTGGGAGAGGCAGACTGCGTCAACTTGCGAATCACATGCAGGTACAAGGTACATAAGGATAGTAGAAGATAAAGACGATTTCATTCCTAAGCAACTTAAAAAAGTTGCAAATTGTTCTCATATTACTGTAAGTGAGTTCAAGAGATACTATGATATGTAATTACGTGTCAAAAAAGCCTGTTTTGACACCATTTTCCACGTGTTTTATAATAAAAGTGTAAATAATACTAGACAGCCTTACCAAACAACCATAACAGGAGAATAAAATGGCAGATAAATCTAAATTAGAGCAGATGCTCGAAAAACTTGTTAATAACGATCGCGACGGTGCAGATGCGTTATTTCATGAATTTGTAATTGAAAAATCTCGTGGCATTTATGAAAAAATGCTAGAGTCAGATCTTGAAGATCTTGAAGTCGACGAAGCTTCTCATGATAAAAAAGAGAAAAAAGACGACAAGAAAATGAAAGAAGAGTCAGACGAAGAAGTAGATGAAGCTTCCGACGAAGATGAAGTTAAAGAAGATTCAGACGAGGAAGTAGACGAAGCTTCCGACGAAGACGTAGATGAAGCTTCAGATAAAGACGTAGAAGAAGCTACAGACGAAAAAACTGACGAAAATTTTGGAGAAATTACACCAGAAGCTGACCCAATGATGGGCGGTGATGCGGCAGATGACATGATCGATGACATGGAAGATGGCGACGAAGGTGGAGAAGAAATGGGCGACGATGCAGAAGAAATAGAAGATCGTGTTGTTGACCTAGAAGATGCTCTTGATGACCTAAAAGCTGAATTTGAAAAAATGATGGCTGACAAGGATGGCGACGACGGCGATATGGATGACGACGATGCCGCTGACATGGACATGGGTGATGAAGAGAAGGAAGACGAGGCAATTGAGCCAGCTTCCGATCTTAGCATGGAACCAGCTGAAGAAATGCCTTTTGAAGGTAAAAAGACACAAGCTGAGCAAATGCGTGAATATGTAGAAAAAGTTGCTATGCCAAAAGGCGAAGACAACAAAGCAAAAAGCCCTGTAGCAAGTGCTAACAATATGGGTGGAACTGCTTCTAACATTAACGCAGGCGGAGAAGGTGCAACTGGTGGTTCGGCAATGACTGCAAAAGAAGATAATGCAGGCAATGTTAACGTACCAGGCGGCAAAGCTTCAAAGTCAATGAAAAATGCTAAAGGCCACGGCGCTGAGAAAAAAGGCGCAGGCGAAACAGGTGCTGACACAAAGAGTGTTGTCGGTAGCTAATTGAGGACTAAAAGGTAGATGTTACACTTAAGAGAGACACTATCATTCGATCAAGCAAAGATGGTCGTGGAGCATACCGAAAACGAATCAGGTGGTAAGGACCTGTATTTGAAAGGTATTTGCATCCAAGGTGGTGTAAGGAATGCTAATCAAAGAGTATATCCTGTTACTGAAATCGGTAGAGCTGTCAACACGCTCAACGATCAGATAAAAGGCGGATATAGTGTGCTTGGAGAAGTTGACCATCCTGAAGGACTCAACATAAACTTGGATCGTGTTTCACATATGATCACCGAAATGTGGATGGACGGACCAAATGGTTATGGAAAATTAAAAGTAATTCCAACTCCGATGGGACAGATAATTGACACAATGATTAAAAGCAATGTGAAAGTTGGTGTCTCATCTAGGGGTTCGGGAAACGTTAAAGAAGACGGTAGCGGAGAAGTCAGCGAGTTTGAAATTATTACTGTTGACTGTGTCGCACAACCAAGTGCTCCTGGGGCTTATCCAACTCCAATTTACGAGCATTTGTTGAACAACAAAGGTGGTTATAAGGCAATGAATATGGCTCGTGAATTACATGGCGATGAAAAGGCTCAGAGATATTTAAAGGAATCGTTGGTCAACATTATCAACGGTCTCCAATAATTTAGGAGAAAACAAAATGTTAGATGCACTGAAACAACTCTTTGAAAATAACGCAATTTCAGAGGAAATCAGAGCAGAAATCGAACAGGCTTGGGACAAGAAGATTAGAGAAAATCGACTTGAAGCTACAGCTGAACTTCGTGAAGAATTTGCACAAAAGTATGAGCATGATAAAGCTACAATGGTGGAAGCCATTGATAAAATGCTTGAAGAAAGACTTGGTGCAGAAATTACTGAATTCGCAGAAGATCGAAATAAACTAGGTGAAGCAAGAGCAAAATATGCCGTAGCAATGCGTGAAAACGCAGATCTACTTAAATCTTTTGTTGTGCAACAACTAGGCAAAGAGATCGGAGAATTACACGAAGATCAAAAGTCTATGGCAAACAAGTTCCAAAGATTGGAAGATTTCATAGTTGATTCCCTATCAAAAGAGATAGCAGAGTTTTACGAAGATAAAAAAGACTTGGCAGAAACAAAGGTACGTTTAGTACGTGAAGCCAAAGAACATCTAGCTAAAGTTAAGGGCAAGTTCATCAAAGATGCGACAAGAATAGTAGCAGAAACAGTAGAGAAAGGTCTTCACAAAGAAATTTCTCAACTTAAAGAAGATATTGAGTCAGCACGTAAGAATGATTTTGGAAGAAAGATTTTTGAATCTTTTGCTTCAGAATATTCAAACAGCTATCTTAATGAGAAGTCCGAAACTGCAAAACTACTTAAAATTGTAGATTTGAAGGATAAGCAATTAGCTGAAGCTAAAGTTGAAGCAGTTGAAAAAGCTAAATTAGTTGAAAGCAAAGATGCTGAAATTAAGAAAGCTAATGATTCAGCTAAAAGACAACAAGTTATGAATGAACTTCTTGCTCCTTTAAACAAGAAGCAAAAAGAGATCATGGAAGACTTGCTGGAATCTGTACAGACTGACAAATTGCACAAACAATTTGACAAGTACATGCCTAGCGTGATTGCAGGAAACACTCCAGCGAAGGAAACTAAGGCGACGTTAACAGAAGGCACACAAGTAACAGGCAATAAAGAAAACAATGACATAGATGCAGGTTCGTCTAACACAGACAATGTGATAGACATAAGAAGACTTGCAGGGATTAATTAAGGAGAAAACAATGTCAGAACTATTAGAAAGTCGCTGGCAGGATACAAAGACTGCACTTCTTGAAGGCCTTGATGGCAATAAGAAAGCTGTAATGGGCGTCACTCTTGAAAATACTCGTAAGTATTTGGCAGAGGCGGCAACAGCTGGTGCATCTTCGGCAGGTAACGTTGCCACTTTAAATAGAGTTATCCTTCCGGTAATCAGACGTGTTATGCCAACTGTTATCGCCAACGAATTAGTTGGAGTACAGCCTATGACAGGTCCTGTGGGTCAAATCCACACATTAAGAGTTCGCTATGCAGACGGCAAAGACGATGTCACTGCTGGTGAAGAAGCTCTATCACCATTCAAGATTGGTGTTGGGTATTCAGGTGGCGGTTCTACCGACAAAGCTGATACTACATCTGCTCTTGAAGGTCAAGCTGGTTCACGTTTAAGCATCCAGATCTTGAAGCAAACAGTCGAAGCAAAAACCAGAAAGCTATCAGCTAGATGGACTTTTGAAGCGGCTCAAGATGCTCAAGCACAACAAGGTATCGATATCGAAGCAGAAATTATGGCGGCATTAGCCCAAGAAATTACTGCTGAAATTGACCAAGAGATTTTAGCATCTCTACGTACTTTGGCTGGTACAGCGGCAGAAACGTTTAACCAAGCGGCAGTTAGCGGTACAGCTACATTTGTCGGTGACGAACATGCGGCATTGTCCGTATTAATCAACAAAGTTGCTAACAACATCGCGGCTAGAACAAGACGTGGCGCGGGTAATTTTGCAGTGGTATCACCATTTGCATTAACTATCCTACAGTCTGCTACAACTTCAGCATTTGCTAGAACAACTGAAGGTACTTTTGAAGCTCCAACTAACACTAAAATGGTTGGTACTTTAAATGGTGCTATGAAAGTGTATGTAGATGCTTATGCAGGCGACAGCACTGACGTATTAGTTGGATACAAAGGCTCTTCAGAGTCTGATGCGGCGGCATTTTACTGCCCATACATTCCACTAATGTCAAGTGGCGTTGTGTTAGATCCTAGCACATTCGAACCAGTTGTGTCTTTCATGACTAGATACGGATATGTTGAGCTATCAAACGTTGCTTCTTCATTAGGTAATGCGGCTGACTACTTAGGTAAAGTTGCAATATCTAACGTAACTTTTAGCTAATAACAGTTACAAAGAATTTAAAAGGGCGGCATTTGTCGCCCTTTTTTATGACGTTTTTATCCCTATC